AATGACCGACGCCCACGGTTCTCTTACCTAGGGTATCAAGATATACTTTGTTTCTGTAGCCTTCGTGTTTTTTGACCGATGCCAATAATCTATCCATGTTCATACGTACACCTTTGTTACTGGTCTTTTATTTGCCAACATTCTACCAAACCCTCGTGGTTTGACTTTGACAAAACCGCCTTTCCTTTTTTTAATAATTTTATTTCCATGTTCTTTAGCAAATTGTTTCGCTACTTCAGGTTCATTTGCATACAAATATGCTCTTTGCTTTGCAGATCTAAATGGCATTATCTAAAACGCCTTGTCTTCTTTGCTATGTTTTTAGGTTGTTTAGAAAATTGTTTTCCTTTTTTCTTAGCTTTTCTTTTAGCTTTTGTAGTGGCAGCATACTCCTGTGAAGATAGATTTTTTATTGCTGCACTTGGCAAATAACGCTCGCCAGTAACACTTGATTTTTTTCCAGACTTTGTTCTCCATTTTTGCTTACCCCAATCCTTTAAACTTTTTTGTGACTTCGCTAAAGCCATTACGATTTATAACCACCACCTGCTTTTTTATAAGCCTTAGCCATTGCCTGGGCTTTTCTTGCTGACCATTGTCCCGCAGCAGTCCCGTGTGAAGCTTGTGATTTTATACGATTAAATATTTTTTTACGTAGTCCGGGTTTAGTATAGTTGCCAGCTTTGTTTACAGTAGATTTCTTTTTTGTTTTAACTGCTCCACCTTTTTTAGCTTTGATAACTCCTCTTCCAATTAAAACATCCTTACGAGTTACTTTACCATCACCACTTAAATCTGTTAGTTTTTTTTTAACCATTACTTACCCCTCTTAAACAAACTCATTGCTGCTGGTCCCGCCTTCACACCAAATGAAACTGAGCAGGCCAGATATAATAAATGTTTATAATAATCCGGAAGTGAGTGCAGTGCCTCAAACCCAGCTTTTATATGTGGTGTCCATCCAGGCACAAAAACAGCGATCGCTGGAGCCAGTAGGCAAATTAAAATTAGCTCATCTTTCCACGAGCCTTTCATTTGATCTACCGCTGCTGCCTCCCACTTAATTTTTCCGGCAGCTAAATCTTCTTGTTTCTTTTTTTCTGCTTTAATTTGTGCGATCTTAACTTCGCCTTTTAATTTCTTAGTTTCTACGAAACCCCTTACGGCGTCTGTGGCCACGCTTAATAAGGGCTTCGCTAATAATTGCCACACCATAAAATTATATTGCTCCGATTACAATAATCACGATCACTGCAACAATAGCTGCCTTGATCCAGTCTTTCATTTTCCAATCCGACCATTCTTTCAAATGATCCCATAGATCTTTTAGTAGATTCATAAAAACCTCCTTTAAAAAAAGCAGCTTATCTTAATTTACGATTAAAATAAACCTTTGAACGGTACTTTTTTAATTTGTACTTTACTGCGTTGGCCCTTTGGTCCAGCACCTAAATTTTGTTTTACTTTTGGTCCTTCCATAGTAGCACTGTAAACATCCGCTATTGCAGTTTTATTTACATGAGGACCTGCATAAGGATTCATGTCACTAGAAACTGTCATTTTAGCATTTGGATATAGTGAACCATTTATAAATTTTGGTTTTGGGTTGTTTAATGCCATGTTATCTCCTTTAATGATAAGTTATCTTTTCAGCTTCTATTATAAAACTTTTATTAGCAAAATCAAATAAGTTTTCTGCTTCTATTACACCTACTTCTTCTACTAATATTAGTTTTGACACGTTGATTAACGCTGTTGCAAACTCAATAGGGTCTATTTTTTCTTCATCGATATTTTTTCTGGCCGTTTGATAAAGACTTTTGTACCATTTATCGTAATTAGTCACGTTTTGCCCTTCCTCTTTCCTTTTCAAGGGCTACTCTAGCACGCAATTCTGCAATATCCTCAATAGAATCTATCTTTTGCGCTTGTAAATCTTCTTTTTGTGCGAATTTCATTTTATCTAAAGCTATTCTTTCCTTACCTTCAGTTACTTTTCGCTGTAAATCTTGCTCTTCTATGTTTAATTCCTTCTCACGTAGCGCAACTAGCTGATCGGTACCTTGTGCTTCAAGCAATTCTTGCTCCTCTGCTACCATATCGTTAGTTAATTCAGCAATTCGAGTAGCAATTTGTGATTCTATTTCTTTTTGTACTTGTTGTGCCTGTTGTTGCATCTGTGGATTTTGTGCCATCATAGGATTTTGCATCTGTTGTTGCATTTGTTGTAATTGTGGTCCTATTTGTGCCATAACTTCCTGTCTTGCTAGCAATGCTGTGTGTTCAGAAATATGCCCTTGCAGTAATGCTAACACTTGTAGGTTAGATTTAACTAAAGAACTAGACATAAATGCTCTATGCGCATCGATGTGTGCTTGTTGGTTTTGAACTTCAAAAGCACGTAGTGGTTTTAGCCCTAAAGCCATCGCATTCTCTATACCAGGATCAATTGGTTTTGGTTCTGGTGGTGGAGGTAATAAGGCTTCAATGTTTTGAACATTTAAAGCTTGATACATTCGACGATATGCTTCTTGTAAGTTATGTATTTCTGGCGCTGCTTGCGCTAATTGTAATTGTAGTTGAGCCATTGCCACTCTTTGTGACATTGAAAACATATTTGGATCAGAAACAGGAACAACATCAACACGATCATCAAAATCTGTTTGCTTAATCATTTGATTACCGCCAACAACCATGTATGGATATTCAGGTGGTAAGAAAGTTCCAAATACTTTTGCTAATAATTTGAACTCATGTTTTTGTGCGTAATGTAAACGTTTGTGGATAGCGCTCATTACTTTTGCGCCTTGTTCCATCATGGCTAAAGTTGTACCAACTGGAGCATTTGTATTTGTTTCAGAAATTTTTATATCAGCTACTGCTGCAAACTTTTGTCCAGCGTCAACACAAAAACCTAAAAGATTAAATAATGTTGGATCGGGTCCCTTGTACGGTAGTGGCATTAAACCAGAACGTAAGTCCCCGCTTGGTGCGTCTATGTCCCTGAACTCTCCTGGTTGTAATGGACTGTCGTCATCAGAGATTCGTATGCCCTTGGCTTTAAATCCTGCTGGTAAGTTGGAAAGTGTTCCCGCATCAATAAGTTGACGAAGCGTGGAGGTAGCCGTTCTTGATAAACCCCCAAGCATATGGATAAGACCAAAACCGTAAAAGCCAAGACCAGGAAGGAACTTGTAGTGAACGAAATATTCAATTTTTTTTCTAAGGGGATCTGTCTCTTGGTAGTTTCTGTATATAGATAATATTTTATTAGAGCCTTCATCAACGGTTACAATGTATGGCACCTTAATACCAGTAGCCTCTCCAGTTGTAACGTCGACATCTTCGAAACCTTCTATGTCTAAATCGCAATGTATTTCGTACAGCGTATAAACATCTTCTTCGTATCCTGTTTTTTCTACGCCTTCTAACTCATTATATTTTTTCTGTATGTTTGTTTCTTCATTACTTGTTTGAACATCAACATCTCTATAAAATCCTGCTACCTGTTGTTTGAGCAAATCATTTTGTGACATCTTTACGATGTGTGTAACACGTTCCGCTGATTGTAAATCTGTTGCTAAGTAGTTAACAATTAAATCTTCACTAGGAATAAATTTTGAAACTGCCGATTGTCTTGTTGCATCATAGTAAACTTTTTTAAAAGCCGATCCTGAAAGAGGCAAATGAAAAAGTAACTGATCCATATCGGGTGTGTACTCTTGCATCTTATCTGTAATTTGATAGTTCATGAAATCTTGAACTCTATCTGCTTGCGCTATAACTTCTGGACTCTCTGCTCCAATGATACTTGTTTTAACAGGGCCACTTGGTGGTAGTAACTCTTTGAATGCTGATGCTTGAAACTGTGTAACGGACTCTGCTAATAGTGGATGCGTAACACTGCTCGCTCCTTGAAATGGCTCAGAACGTTCTTGATGTTTAAATCCTAATAAATCTAATCCCTTAGTATACGAAAACTCCCACTCGTGCCGTGATTCACGGTCCGATTTTACTTCTCCAACAATATCACTAGCGATGTTGCCTAGTATATTATCATCTAAAAATTCTGCTAAGTTGTCTGCGAATCCCGCTTCAAGTGGCTTGGATGACGGATCAAAGTCTATAACTGCTCCGCCTTCTTCTGTTTCCTCAACCTCTATCTCTTCATCGCCATTTATTCCTTTAACAATATCACTTGCTTCAACGTCCACCGTTTCTTCAACTTCTAGATCAGGATTTGCAACTCCTGTAATTCTTTTATCAACAGCCATTATCTTCTCGCCTTACCATAACCACGTTTAGCTGCTCCGCCTGAACGCATTCTCATTGGTTTCATTTTTATCACGGAACCTTCTGCTGAACCTTTAGCAAAACCACCTTCATTATATCCTTTTACGTATGTTGGATTAATTGTAAATAACTCTTGTTGTATAATTTCTATTTGATCTTGATCACCATTTGCGATTGCATCCTCAAGGAGATCTCTTAATTGTTTTACTCTACTCTCGACCATAGGCCCTCCTAATAATAATTTCGTTGTACACCAAGTTGCAATGGTGGATCTTCATAATCTTCTGGATGAACAACAAAATTACCTTGACGGAACCTTAACATAGCTTGGGTCATACTGTCCACTAAATCATCATGTTCACCGTATGGAAAAGCTGCACACTCTTCCACCATCTCTTCTGTCCATCTTTCATCTGGTCGCCATACCATGCCAGCTTCAAATAAAGGAGCAACAGAATTAACTCTTACATGTTTATCATTTCCTTTGCTAGGTGTAAAGTTAACAACGGGAATACCCATGGTCCGTAATTCGTGAGTCAAGGGTGTTCCACTTGCTTTCGCTTCCACAATTATGGTTTCCGGTTCCCAATATTTATATTCTTCTAACGCTACTTTTTTTAATTCAGGAAAATCCCATCTCCCTTTTTTACAATCAATTAAAATAGCATGGGGCTTACCGTTCTCTTCAGGGAAGAATATACCCCACGTACTAATGGCACTATAGTCTGCCGTTTCTTTTTTACTAAATGCTGTATCATAACTTTGTATCACATGTATCAAATCAGGTATACGCTCTTGCTCCCACACTTGCCACCACTCACGTTTGATGATGGAACCTTCTTCAGAGGTTGGTTGTTGTTGCCATTGTGCTTGCCACTTCTGCTCGGTTAGGGAAGCTTTGACCGCTTCGAGTTCTTCTAGTTTCCAATACTGTGGCCAAATAGGTTGATTAGTAGGAAGAATAGCAGGAAACTCTACAACTTCCCATTGATCTGCTTTTGGTTCTGTTTGTGCTTTCATTAACTGACCAGTTAAATCTTTTGTTGACCAACGTGTCATAACAATAAGAATTCTACCTCCTGGCTGTAAACGTTGTCTAGGACCAGAGGTATACCACTCGTAGGCATTATCCATGGCTGTCTCAGACAATGCATCTTGTTCCGAATGAGGATCATCAATAATCAAGAGATCCGCACCACGGCCCGTGATTGCACCACCAACACCCGCAGCAAAATATTCTCCGCCAT